TTTTTCAATATCTTCATATACTGGTAATGGTACAGCAGGTGCAACTTTTGGTCATGGATTAAATGCTGTTCCTAAAATGATGATAATTAAACAAACTAGTAGTAATGGTGGTTCAGAAAATTGGGCTGTTTATCATCATGCCTTAGGTAATACTGATGCTCTATATTTAAGTACTACAGATTCAACAGTAGGTAGTAATCTTTTTTGGAATAACACAACACCTTCATCAACTCTAGTTACTTTAGGTAGTGGTGACCATGTAAATAATAATACTGTTAGTTACATTGCTTACTGCTTCGCAGAGATTACTGGTTACAGTAAGTTTGGTTCTTATACTGGTACTGGGGCTGCTGACGGAGCATTTGTTTATACAGGATTTAAACCTGCATTTATTCTTCAAAAAAGATCTAATAGTTCTTCAACAGGTTGGGGAATGATCGACAATACAAGATCTCCAAGTAATGTAATGAAAAATATGTTATTAGCAAATAGTAATGCTGTTGAAGATACAAGTTCTGCACCTTCTGTAGATTTTTTATCAAATGGTTTTAAATGGAGAACAGCAGATGGTTGGTTTAATGGTGGTGGCGACCCACATATCTATATGGCATTTGCCGAATCACCCCTAGTAGGAACAAACAACATACCATGTACAGCGAGGTAAACCGTGTTAGGTATTACCGCCCTCTCACAATCTCCGATAGCTTCATTAGGTGGAACTAATGTTAATGTAGCTGTAACAGGATCACAACTAACAGGAAACGTTGGAGCTTCAACTGTAGTTGGACATGCAAATGTAAATGTAACAGGATCCCAACTAACAGGATCTATAGGAAGTTCAACTGTAGCATTAAATACACCTGTTAGTGTAACAGGATCACAATTAACAATGTCTATGGGAGAAGAATCTCTTGTAGGTAATGCAACAGTATCTGTTACAGGATCTCAATTAGGTTTAACTCTTGGAACTTTCTCTGTAACAGCTGATGGTAATGTAAGTGTAGTTGTCACTGAGCATGATATGGTAATGACTGCTGGTGCAATACCAACTGTTACAGGAGATGCAAATGTTAATGTTACAGGCAGTCAAATCACAGCTAGCCTAGGTGAAGAAACTGTAGATGTTAATACTCCTGTAGATGTTACAGGTGTGTCTATGGCAACTTCAGTTGGATCAGTAACAGCGGTTCCAGGCCAAGATGTAATTCTTACAGGCATGCAATTAACAGGTTCTATTAATAGTCCATTAATAACAGCATGGTCTAATGTAGATCCAGATGTAACCAACACATGGACTGAAGTAAATAAAGGAGTTTCTAACACTTGGACAGAAGTTGATAAGGCAGCTTAAAAAGTGTATAATACCAAATTATGGCATCAACATATTCATCAGATCTTAAACTAGAACTTATGGCCACCGGTGAGAATGCCGGTACATGGGGAACTAAAACAAATACAAATTTAGAACTTGTTCAACAAGTTATAGCTGGATTTGAACAAATATCTCTTTCTAGTGGTTCTACTACAACTTTAGTTATGAGTAATGCATCTATTTCTACTGCTAGAAATATGGTAATTAAATTTGCAACTATTACATTATCTGGTGCAACAACGGTAACCATACCAGACTCTATAGAAAAATTTTATATATTTGATTGCAGATTAATTACTAATCCAACAAACCTTACGATTAAAACTGCATCTGGAACTGGCTTTACATTAAATGCTTCAAAAATTTATGCAGCATATGCTGATGGTACAAACCTTAATGAAGTATCACTAGATACATTGGGTGGTACGATAGGTACAGTTTCAATTGCTGATGATGCAGTAACCAGCGCAAAAATTGCTGATGATGCAGTAGTAAGTGCAGCCATCGCTGATAATGCTGTATTGACCGTTAACATTTCTAACGCAAATGTAAGCACAGCTAAGATAGCTGATAATGCTGTGACGGCTGATAAGTTACAAAGAAAATTTACAATTAGTACATCTTCCCCATCAGGAGGTAGTGATGGAGACATTTGGTTTAAATATTCATAGGAGTTTAAATGGCTAATACCTATGGCAAAGTATCAGGTACTTTTCAAGAGATAGATAACGCATACGGAAAAGTGTCAGGCACTTGGCAAGAAGCAGACGAAATTTATGGTAAAGTTTCAGGAGTATGGAAATTAGTATTTGCAGCTTTTGAAGCAGGTTCAGTTCAAACATTAAGTTCTGGTTCAGGAACTTTTACGGTGCCTCAAGGTGCCAACGCAATTCATATTCAAGCTGCAGTAGGTGGTGGTGGAGGTGCTGTGACTGGAGCAGATTATGATAAAGCTGGTGGTGAGTCTTCAGGAGCAGGTGGAGGATCAGGTGCTTATGTATCTGATAAAGTATTTAGTGTTACCCAAGGTGAAACAATTTCTTATTCAATTGGTAGTGGTGGAGCTGCAGGCAATAGTGGTAGTAAATTTAATATTTCAGCAAGTGGTGGAGCAAGTACAACACTATCAGGATCTACAGCAGGAACTTTATTTGCACTTACAGGTGGGGGAGGATCAAGTGGTACTGGAGGTGGAGTACAAGGGCCTCTAAGAACTAATAATGCTGGAAGTCCAGGTGCTGCTACTATTAGTGGTACTGTAATTACTTCAGGGACTTTTAGAGATTCTGATGGTACTACAAAAAATGTGACTACCTTAACAAGTGGTCCCGTAGGATCTTTTAATCAATCGGGAAATGGAGCACATGGTTCTAACAACGGAAACTGTGGCGGAGACAACTGTAGAATAGGTGGATCTGATGGTGCTAATTCTTATGATGGTAATGTTGCAGGGGGTTCTGGAGGATCTTCTTCAGGATCTGGTACAAACGGAAATGCAGGAACAAGAGGATCTGGAGGTGGTGGAGGAGCTGCTCAAGTTAATAGTGGTTCTACATCCGGTGCTGCAGGTGGTAGTGGAGAAGTTAAGTATAGGTTCTTACGAGTACAATAATTGTTTTTAAAACCACAAAAAATAATATTTACTTCAATAATAAAAAGATACAATCTTAAAGATATAAAACCTAATCAATCTAATAATAATCAAGAACTTATAGATCAACTTGAGATTGATATAAAACTCAATGGTTTACTATGCCCATTAGTTGTTAATAATGGTGTATTAATTGATGGTCATCATCGGTATGAAGCTATTAAAGATTTTTGTACAGAAACACTTGTATATATGGTAAAGGATAATGATATGGAAAAATTATTATCTAAACTAAATAGTTATATTTGGTTTGACTATCAAGGTAAACTTGATGGCTAATATATCTAAATGGTTTGGTTATCCTATATACATAACTAAACTAGAAAACTTTGAAGATATTAATAAAAAAATTGTACCTATAATACTAAAAGATATTACTCCAACCAATTCTCAATACTCTACAACAACAGATGTAAAACCAAAAGAGTTACAATCTATTGATGATAACTTACATAAAGATAAAAGATTCAAAGAATTATATATTGAGTTATCAAAAGTAATACAAGGATGTTTGTCTGCACAGAAATATAATTTAGATTTATTTGAAATATATATAACAAAGTCTTGGGCTACCTTATCTACAAAAGAACAACATATTGCTTATCATAGACATATGAGTAGTCACTTTAGTTTTGTCTACTACCCACAAGCACATGAACAAGGTAATCTTTTTTTACTTGATGATGATGCACATAAAGTAGGGTTAACCATACCAAAAAGAGATCCGTACTTTACAGAGTGGGATCAGAACAATTATGGTAAAGCAGAGTATCCTGCAGAAACAGGTAATGTAATTATATTTCCATCTATGATGTTTCATGAGACAGGAAAGAATACAAAAGACGTACCAAGGTTATCTATATCAGGTGATATAATGTTGACCATGAAAGAAGGTGTAAAATCAGAACATAATATACCTTCACCGTCTACTTGGAAGAAGCTATAAAATGTTGTAAAATGGCTTATGCCTTTAAGAAATGTAAGAATAGCCCCAGGTTTTAATAAAGCAGATACTCCTTCAGGAGCAGAAGGCCAATGGATTGATGGGGACTTTGTAAGATTTAGATATGGACAACCAGAAAAAATAGGTGGCTTCACGGCTATCGGAGCTGAAACTATTTCAGGACCAACAAGAGCACAACACACTTGGACAGATTTAGAAGGCAATAGATATGCAGCACTTGGTACTTCAAAAGCTTTGTATATTTATTATGAAGATAAATTTTATGATATAACTCCTTTGGCAACAGCTTTAACTGGAGCTACTTTCACATCTACAAATGGATCTAATACAGTTACAGTAAATAAAACAAGTCATGCTTTAGACGTTGGAGAATATATAACATTTACTTCGGTAACTTTACCTGGTGGTGGGGCTACAGGTTTTACTGTAGCTAACTTTCAAGATTTTACTTATGAAGTTTTA